GATCAAATAATGTTAATGTAACATCACCCCATACACTTTTTCCTTTTACTTTACGTAAAATATTAATGTGGTTTAAAGGTACTTCACCTTGAGTTAAGGTAACAGCACTAACTCCTTTAATTATATAGCTAGGGATACCATCCATATAAAGAATGAATCGGTTAGCCTGTTTAGGTTCAAATGCTGTGAAAAATATTTCGTTTGCGTCTAATATTGCCATGTCTTTTTATTTATTATAAATATCTATATAATTAATCCTTACGCTGGGAAAGTAGCTCCAGTTGGTGTAATATTGAAATCTAAGTAAATAAATTCAGCAGTCTTAGTAGGTTGTAAATAAATTTGTCCTACCATTTGATTTTGATCAATTACTGATGCTGTGTTATTACTGTCATCCATTACTACTCGGAACGCATATAATCCTTGACGTTGTTGAACACTTTCTAAGTATGGGTTAACTTGTGCTAAGAAATTATTTCTTGTAGCTATTGTATTTTGTTCAAATACTAAGTTATTAGCAACTTGAGAGATGTATGATTTAAGAGCAATTAATAAACGACGAACATTTACACGATCTAAAGCACTTGCTCTAGTTTGTAATGTTTTCTGTCCATATACTACTACTCCTTGTCCTGGGAATGTAGCGATTGGGTTTACTTTTCCGTTGTATAAAGTATCTCTATCAGTTTGTGATAAACGTCTTTCAGCTCTAATTACTTGAGATAATCCACCTCTGTTTATACCAGCTGGTGCGAACCATGGTTCAGAAACACTATCGTTATAAGCATATACTCCACCTATTACAGTTGAAGCAGGTACCCAAACATTTAATCCACTGTCTGGATCTTGAACTTGAACCCAAGGCCAGTATGAAGCAGCATATGAAGTATTTCTAGAAGCAGCTTGTGTATTAACAGTACTAAGTACAGATCCGTATGGTACTAAATCAGCAATATAAATATTATCTCCTCGGTTTTGAGCATTTGTTATTGCTTGAGTAGCCAAACCAGTTTGTAAACTGTTAATAACACCAGGCATTAATAGTATATTATACTTATAATCATCAGTATTAGCTAATAAATTAAGCATATCTGGGTATCCCTGTCCATTGTTTGAACCTGATGGTATGCCTTGAGCTCTATTACCGTCTGTGATTAAATCATAATATTGAGCATTAGCACCTAATGATCCTAAAGCACCACTAAATGATCCGCTAGCGTTAATTGGAATAGAAGCAGTATAAGCTATTTTAGCTACACCATTATTATCAAAATAGCCAGGTGTATTAGTTACTTGTTTAACTCTAACATATCTTGAACCTCCACCAAATGAACCTGTTGTTTGAAGATAATATGAAGTTCCATCTGTTTTAAAGGTTTGAGACTGATCACCAATTACTTTAGAAACATAATTTGGGTTAAATGGATCTAATGTTAAATTAGTCCAAGTTTCTAAAATAGTTTGATTTAAAGTATTGTCATTACCTTGGCGAATTAATAAATCAAATGTTCCAGAAGATGTATTTGAATTAACAATCTGCCATCTGATATTATCAGCTGATCCACTAGTTAAAGATCCACTAACATCTAATGAACTTGAACTGTTTTGTCCAATTCCTTGAGATATAGTTTCTAATACTAATGTTGTAGAGTTATCACTACCACTAATAGTTGCACCAGTTGTTCCAGTGTTAGCTGAGGTGTAAGATCCGCTTACTACACGAGCTACTAATAATGAAGTTCCTCCGTTAGCAAAATAATTATAAGCTGCTATAGAAGTAAAATAAGTGTAAGTATTACTATTACTACCACTAGTAAATGTAGTACCAAATTTGTTTTGGTAGTCACTATATGAAGTAACTACTGTTGGAATACCTACTGGGCCTTTTACTGTTGGGCCTATGATAGCTGCTCCTACAGTTACAGGACCTTGAGTAACAAATGAAGAATCATTTTCTCTAGCTAATACTCCTGGTGATATTAAAGTTTCTGCCATGGTTTACGTTATGTTTGTTTTAATTATAAATATCTTAAAAAACGTCAAAATCATGAAACCGGGATGAACTCTCCTTTTTCTAAATCAATATTTCCATCACCATATTTTTCTTGAAGTTCTTTAGCTACTTTAGTTTCTTCTTCAACTTGTTTTTGAAGTTGTGATTTAAGAGCTTGCTTATCTAATTCTAAAAGTTGAATGCGATACTCTACTGTTCCTAATGCTTGAACCAGGTTTGATTGGTTAGTTTGAATTGACTTTAAAGATTGAATCTCTTCTTGTGTTAAAACTTTGTTTTCCATAAAAATTATTTTTTATTATTGTTTATTATAAATATCATGATGGGGTTGGTAAATTATTAATATCTACTACTGTTTCTGAAAATACTGTAAGTTTATTTCGATTTGAAAATTTACTTATAAATGAAGTATCTTTTTGTATTGTATCAGGTATAATATACCCATGCATTTTAAGAGTAAAAGTACTTTTAACTATTCTTTCAGCATTGTCAGATAATTCTACAGTAGATGAGAATGAATCAATATTTGTTTTAAATTTAAAACGCTCAGGATCACCCCAGTATGCATCAGAAGCGTACTCAACTACTTCAATTATTTTATTTAGTTGTTCATTATAGTAAGTAAATACAGCACAATCATAAGTTACTGTTAAGTAATCAGGTACAACTGTAGCATATAATGTTTGTTCAGGTTTAATACCGTTTAAGATATTAAATTTACTATAAGCGTTTTGTTTGCTATATTTTTTACTAGTTACAGCTATATTATTGGGTTGATTAGCATCTAGTTTATTTGCTAAACCTCTATTTTTTTCAATACTATTTCTTTTAAACATTAATAATGGAGCCATTATTCTACCATTCAAATCTCTATAATATCCATCTTTTTGAAATGATTTCCATTTCTCAGGTGAACCATAGATAACAGGTACAGGTATTAATTCTCCATTTTGTTTAACTGTTGGTCTAATAACATTTTGGAAATAATACATCACAGCCCAGTCTAAATCTTCTAAACCTACTGAGAATGGTTTTACAGTATCATCTTTAAAAGATGTTTGTAGTGCTCTATTAGGTTGATTAGCATCATTAGGATTACCAGTAGGAGAAAACCCAGGACCACCTGGTGTAAGTGGTTCTTGTAAAGATTCACTTATTTCTCTTTGTGTTTTAGGTGTTACTTTTCTTTGCTTAGCCATTATAATCTTTGTTTAATAATATTAACACGATCCGCTGGTATATAATGGGTGTCACAAACTAAACTTACATTATATCCAAATTGATCTAAACCTGGGTTTAGTGGATTTGCGTTGTAAGGATATTGAGGATCTTTACCTGCAAAGTATTGGGTATGAACTGTGTTGTCAATCTCAAAATAACTCTCTTGGTATAAGATAACATCTCCTACTTCAGGTAGAATATTGGCATCTACTAGATCGTCTTTTAAAAACGCTACTTTAATACTCCAGTCAAAATCAACACCAAATTCATTTGTAGGACTTGTATTAGCACTTACTGTAATTAAGGAATTCAATAAAATAGGACCATCAAAAAACTTACCACCAGATGATTCACCATACATGTTTACTTTAGTTTTATCTAAAATATATTTGTAAATAGCAACTTGTTGGGTGATAATATCTCCTAACAACTCGCGGTTGATTTTTCTAAACATTGAGATATCTCTTGCTCCTCCAAATAGTGCCATTATCCGATAAATATAGTCATTGGTACATTGTTAATTTCTTGTCTTCTAAAATCACTTTCTTGTGCTCTTCTTTCTAATTGAGAACGTTTAGACATATCTCCTAAATATGCTCTTAATCTTTCAATTAAAGCAGTCTTATCAGCAGTAGCAGAAGATAGTAAATCAGCTTGGTTTAAGGTCATGTTTTGATCAGGAATAGGAACAGTAGAGTATTTACCTCTAACATATCCTAACATTTCTTTACATAATGCTAAAGTGTATTCAAATATCCATTGACGCCCAATAGAATTAACTAAACTATAATTTGGATTAGTATAAGGAGCATTTGAAGGATTTGTTACTAAATAATCACTCCCACTTGGTTGTGTTATACTATTATTTATTCTATCTTGTACTTTAATATACTCAAACCATAAAAATCCTTCTCTAGTATCACTATCTGATGGTATAGGGAATATAGTTATTTTATTATTTATAATATTGAATGTGTAAGCTGATATACGAATTGTGTTACTTAATTCTATACCTTGAACTACAGCAGCATCATATGCTACTGGCATCATTAGGTATCCACCTCCATATCCTCCACCATACATTCCACCATATAAACCAGCAGCTGGTACTCCTCCTAAACCTGCGAATCCTCCAAATGGAGCATATAGTTGACTTGTAGCTGGTATGTTTTGGTAAAATACAGATTTGATTTCTATTCCACCTACTATACTTTGGCTTACAGCCCATTCTGCTAAATCATAAGTTTGAACCCCAGATGTTAAAGCTAATGCTCCACTATAATAAGTTACATTTCCACCTACTCCAGCTTCTTCAGCATATTGTTGAGACAAACGTACTATTGTTGCCATATTAGGCGTAATAAGCGCGTTATTTACACTTGTGTCCGCAGGTGCACCCTCTAGCGTTAACATATTATCCATTGCTTGATAAGCGTAGATCTCGTTACCATATGTAGTAATTGCTTCTTCAAAAGCAGCATAGAAGTTTAAATCTTGTAATTCAACTTCCATTATGGGATATCCTAATCGACGAGCGCAAAATGTAGTTACTTTATCAGCATCGATTTGAAATTGGTAGTCATAGTCATAAAACCCAAATGGAGTATTTCCAGGTACAAATGAGCTAGAACCAGGATATATAGGAATATTCATGTGTTAGATTTTGTTATAAATATATCAATTTATGACAATCCAAATCTAGTTTTTCCAGCGTTGTAGTTTTGGAGTACTTCAGCTTGAGAGAGTGCTCGGTTGTATAATCCTAAACTAGCAACTGTCCCATTTCCATATTCATCACCTCTACCTAATGATAAAGGTGTTGTATCAGTGTTTGTGGGGAATGTTACAGTAGCTGATGTGTAACCTAAACTACCGTTTATGTATCCACGAACATTAGTTCCATCATATGTGAATACTATATAGTTCCAATTAGAATTTACAGCATTTGGAAGACTAAATGTTTGGTTTTGTCGTTTAAAAAACATAAAACCATTATTTAAAGATGTATAAAACATAATATACCCAGTACCACCAGGTCCAGAATTTCCTTTACTGAGTGGTCCTGGGTATGTATTTTTTAGGGTTATAGCTT